TAATCTTCCAACTAAAACAACATTATTCATCATTATTCTCCTTGGTTAATATCATAATCTTCCCACATACCTATTTGTATGCTCTTATCTACTTCTTTACCATCTCTTCTCATATCATCCCATTGCTCTTCTGTGGCTTTTTCATCACAAACCCACTCGGATAGTAATATTTCTTTTGCATCACAATCTATATCCTCTATCCCTGTTAGCTTTATTTCTTGTAAAACTATATGAATTCCATATTCTATACCATCATAGTCTGCATATGCTTCTTCTATTTCTTCCTTAAAATCTGCCAGTTGCTGCAAGGCTTCTTCCTTGCTTGTATAGAATTGATTATTTAATGTTAAATTATCCTGCCAGTCTATTCTGGATTCTAACCTGTATATCTTATCTACTTTCATCTTGGCAATTCCTTTCCAATTCTCAATATTACTCTACAATACCTTTATACATAAACTCTGTATTTGGATAATGCCTTATCTTATCATTTTCCTGTTTTTCAAACTCCCTCGCTTCTTTTTCTGTATCAAAATAGTATTCTTTCTCTGCATAATAATCAAAATACTTAACAACAAGGTGCTTTTCTTTATTTGTGTTTGTCATAACTATCTTCTCCTTATAAATCTCTTAAAATCTCTGGTAGTTCTCTGTTGTGATTCTTATATTCTTTTTTGATTTTGCTTTCAACACTACCAAATTGACTATTTAAAGCTGTTGATATTAAATGCCTGTCAGTATTTGTCAGCGATTCTTCTTTTAACAATACATTCCATCGATGATTTATTTCCATTTCTAAATTTCGTTTTTTCCTTAGCTTTTCATCTAGAGATATCAGCTTTATTTTAAATTTTTGTTTTTGATTTTCGTCCATGTTTCATCTCCCTTGTGTATCTTTCCATTTTTATAAATATTCTTAGGTTATCACTAATAGTTAACTGCCACTTCAACTTTGTAAAAACTTATTTATAAAGTATACTTGACCCTTACCAGTTACCTTAGTAGTCTTAGTTAGCCTTACTGATCCATCAGGATTTAAATGCGTTCTTTCCTTAACCTCAAATAATTCTAAGTCCATGGCCCTCTGCGTTGGCATATTGTAACTTTCACCATTTCTACTTATCAGGTATCCATTAGCCCTTAACCACTCAAACAACCTATTTTGGCCTATGTCATATCCATTCTGTTTGATTAACTTGGCCAAGTCCCCTATTAGTATCGTCTGCTTGCTACTGGCCACACTATCGGCAAATAGTACCTTGGGTTGATTAGCTTGGTTGATATGTTCCAACTCTTGCCTTGCTTGTCTTTCCTCTTTTAGCTGTGTAGCCATCTTGATTAGTAAATCAGGATTATTTAAAAGTTCATCTGTGGCATACATTCCTGTCCTGCGTATATCAGGTAACACTTTACTAGTCACCCACTTTTTAAACTTCTTAGCCTTTTCTAGCTTGCTTCCCATGATTAGGCTATACATTCCTGACTCATTAATTAGCCAGCCACCTCTCTGCCCCAAACTCGATAACGAATCGTTATTGAGTTTGTCCTCAGGATCTACGTGGTCTGTTAATGCTTTACTGGGGTTAGAATAACCTAATGCACAAGCTATGTCCTTACCCACAAAATAAGGCTCGTTATTTACCATAACAGTCCTTATCAGCCCAAATTCAAGGCTGTTAAACTGTTTGTAGTTACCCATTCTACCAATCCTCTCTTCCTAATAACTCATATCCTAATACTCTGCCAGTTACTGGCAAATCACCATTATAGGTTAAATCATCTCCAACACTTTGATTAAATATCTGCTTACAACCGCTTAGCATATCAATGGTATATTTAATCTCTTTAACATATAATTCTCCATCACAGAATAACGCCCATTGAACTTAAAGCCTATATTCTCATCTATGCAGTCGTCTATAAAATTTAATAGTTTTTCCTTTTCCGTCATCTTTATCACCAGTCATATTTTACTTTTTTCTTTAGTCCCTTTTTATTCTTCCAATTCCTCATGGATCCATCACAAGCATAGGCCCTTGACTCAACATTCACATGCCTTTTACTCCTGATGGCTTCCCTTTCATCATTAAACGCCTTGTACTTATTGCATTTGTCATGGCATCCTGGTTGTCTATCCGTGCAGCCTTTACATGGTACTTTCATATTCCCATACCTCTTCAATGTATATCTCAACTCTTGGATTATGCTTGTCATATAAGACCCTAGACCCATCATGGGAAGCTACAATATTTTTGTTGTCGTCTTCAATAACTCCAGCATCTACCAATATGTCGCAGGTTGCTTCCAGTAGATTTACAAGGTCCACCCTGTGGCGTGTCGGCATGAAATATAGGCATCTAAGATTAATCGCCCTATTTATCTTTTGCCTATAGTTTCCTGATATCTGCCTTAGGCAGTCTTTCCTGTAATCAACATAGGCCTTAGATGGTAATATTCTAGGTCTATTTCCCATCATTACCAGTCTTTGACTGTTCTTTTTGGTGATAGGTCTGCCATATATGAATATGGTCATTATTTTGTTGAACTTATTCATTTTGCCACCTTTCCAGTCTTTTATTTGTTCCCTTAGAAATTAGCATATATTCTTCTGCCATTTCCATTAGTCTACTTGCTATCCCCTCGTCTATTTCAATTAATTTGCTTGGTCCTAACTCTGATGTGATTATTACCGGCATGTCGGCCAGATATCTCGAATTTATAATCTCAAACATGATGTTTATATCTGACTCTGTGACCCTACCCTTGTATAGATCGTCAACATATAGGACCTCTGCCCTTTTGACGCTTTCTATTAACTCCTGGTATTCTTCCCTATCGGTTATAGACTGCTTGATTTGAGTCATAAAGCCCCTGTAGTCTATGTATTTGACTTCAACACCCTTGGCCAGTAGATTATTAGCTATTGCCATTGCTAAGTGAGTCTTGCCACTTCCCACTTGCCCTAATATCATCAGGCTTTTAGTCTCTGCATAGGCTTTGGATTTAACATAGTCCATGCAAGCATTCTTGATATCTTTGTTGACTTGTGTTTCCACAAAATTGCCAAAGTTTTTAGACTTGAACTTATCAAGAATCCCTGATCTAGCTAAGGCCCTTTCATGGTCTCTTTCAGCTTTACAAGTACATTCAACCATCACTTCTACACCATCAATGATTTTTGGAATATATTCCAGGTCTTCACACTCAGGACATTTATAAGTCTTTGTCTCCAAAGTCGTAGTTACTCCACTTGTCTGCTTTGCCTGTAGTTCCCTCATTCGCTTGGCCCAGTCTATTTGATTCAATAGTCTCACCGCCTTCCAGGTCTAGATAGTCATATATACCAGTCCTGAAGAAAGTGTCCCCTTGCTTATACCTCAACTCCTTAAATCCTGATGCCTTCTGCTTCTCAACATCTGCCTTGTAGGTCGCTATTGCCTTGAGTACCTGTTGCTCTGTATAGCCTTTTAGCAGTTTTTCAATGCTTTTCATAGCGTGGATCTTACCTTTCTTCACCGGATAGGCTGCCCATATTCTCCCCTGTATTTCAGATTTGAGTTCTGCATGTGCATCAGCAGATGCAGTATATATATTATCTTTACTTTTCTTTTCTTTACTTTTCTTTTCTTTGTATAAATTCGTATTACGCTTATCATACGTTCGTATTACGTTCGTATTACGTTCGTATTCATCATCATTTCTTTTATTTTTTTCTTTGTCCCATCTTTTATTGATAGATTCCTGTGCTTTCAACCTTTTCAGGTCTTTAATATTCATTCGTTCCATGAAGCTTTTAGAGTAAAAAACATCATCATCAACTATAAACAAATCATAATCATTGATTACTTTTTTAACCTTTTCTTCATCAACACGAAGATCATACGCAATCATCATATAATCATTTTTGCTTATATAATCATCTTCTTCACGTAGCCTTTCAAGGATCATGAAATATATCGCGTATCCCTCGGCCCCTAAATCCATTCTTACTTTTAACAACTTATCTGAATTTCTTGCGTTGCTATCATGTGAGAAGTATGATTTATTAGTTTTCAACTGCCTCACCTCCCGAATAAGAGTTAGTGAGGCGGTGTATTTGCTCTGCTGTATATCTAATATCAAATTCGCTATAGTCTTTTCTATATCCATTGGCCACCTGCCATTCTAATTTATTAATGGCTAGCTTTACCGCCTCTTCTATAGTCATTATTTCGCCCCCTTTACTGGCGCATTTTCTATCCCTGTTATAAGATCGTCATACTCAGCCATAGTCAATTCTTTGGCACTATTCTTGCCCTTCTTGTGAATTGATTTGTCGATATCTGCCTTACTATATCCCTTACTGCCACCTATTGCGTATAACCTTGATAGTTGGCTATCAGTAACTAACTTATCTGCCTTACCTGACCCTGTACTAGGTTTTGATGTTTGCTTATTTGCATTCCCTCTTGTTTGCTTTTGATACTCGTCTGTGTCAGGATCCTTTGTATCATCTATCAGGAATAGACCATTTAAGGCATATTTCCTAGCGTATGATGAACTTGTTCCGGTTACCTGCGCTCCATCCATTCCCTTTTTTGATTCTTCTTCTCTGGCAAAGGCACAATTTGTTATGTGAGTTTCGCCATCTGATACAGTGCATGTCGCCCTGATGTAATATCTATCTCCCACCTGTTCCAATGTATCACTTATCATAAGGAATAACCCATACTTGGCTAGTATAGGTTTTAAGGCCTCAAGGATATCTTCACAACTCCTATATCTGTACTTCCCAAAGCTGTTATATTGATTTTTAGGGGCTTTCAACTCATCTTGCACCTTGGTTAATTTTTCGTATATAGTCATTGTCCTACTCCTTTTTTGTCTTAGGCATTACTAGACTATCTTCAAATAACAGATGCGCTCCTGGTATTTCTTGGCCATCTTTTATGGCCTTCTTAATCGCTGTTTTATCTTCCTTGACTTCAACTTTTGTGACCCTGTATTCTTCAGGTATTTTGGTTGGATCATCAACAACTACCTTGCCAGTACCTTTTCTAACTGTCATGTTTCCTAGGTGTGTTTCAATCTTCTTAACTTCCATAGCCTGCATGCACTCTAGGGCATATTTCTTGATGCTATCTATCCTTGCCTGTTTCTTTACTTTCAAGTCTGCTAGCCTTTTTCTTTCAGCCTCAATATTCTCTATCATCATTTCATTGGCCCTTACTACTGCTATCAGACCTTCTGACTTGCTCTGTATAAGCTTTTCTACAGTTGCCTTAATCTCTTTTACCTCTTCCGTTGCTTCGTCGTCTCCTGCCTCTTCTAGTCTGTCTAGTAGGCCTTCTAGTTCCTTTACATCTTGTCCTAACTCATATAGTGTACTCATATTTACCCCCTGTTTCTTAAAATGGACCAAGATCCATTGTTAATATCTCTTGCTCTAAATCGTATTTATCTTTTTTCAACTGCTTGTTTTCATCTTCAAGGTTTTTGCATTTTTCTTCAAATACATCAACCTTAAATTCAAGTAAGCTGATCTGCTTGTTCTTTTCCCTGACAAGTTCATCAAGCAGTTCTTCAGTGCTTTTCATTTTTAAACTCCTGTGCTATAATTAAATTGATTATTTTTGATTAGTCGGCTATTTTAGTCGGCTTTTCTTTGTTTTTGGTTTTAAGTAACAGATTTCAAGGTTTCCCTTTTCAATCCCATATCTGTCAAATCCACCAATGTCCCTGATTATTAGCTTTTCATTTTTTTTAAGATATTCTGCTAAAATGCTATTATCTTCAGTCTGAATGTCTACTTTTAATTTGGAATCACTCCATAGTGTCACCACAAAGGCCCCTATTGAGTCGAAATACTTACCAAGTTTTGTTAATTCTTCAACTTTCTTGTTAAACTCATCTATATCTATTGTTTCAACCTTTTCAACATCCTCGACACTAAAATTTAACTCTTTATTTTTACTCATTTTGCCCCCCTAATCTTCATATTTAATTGCATCTAGCAATTCAATAACTTCAGTGAGTTTATCCCTTACACCTTTTACACCTTTTCGCATATCGACAAAACCTTCTTTTATAAGGGGTATTCCTACCTCTGCAATAGTGCTAACATAAGCCTCTACTATATTTAGAAGCTCTTCTGGTTCGCCTTTTTCTTTTGCTTCAACAATTACATTTTCATAATTTTTATTTGCAGCCTTTACAAATTCATCCAAAGCTCCCAATAAATCTTTCATTTCCTTTTCACAACAGTTCATAATTTTACCTTCCTTTACTTAAATTAAATATTTTGCCACTTACACCAAGCCATCTTGATATACTCTAGTCCTATAAGGGTTGCATACCAGATAGCCCCTAGAAAATCATCTATAGCCCTCAAATCAATCACCTCTCACTTATCCCATATCTTTCATA